ATAGAGGTACCATGTCAGATTCTGAGCCAGAAAGTCATGACCCCCACCCCACCCGGATTCTGTCAGAAAGGGATCCTATATGTTGATATATAGTTTGATTTGTAAATAGATATGGGCTAAAATCATTTTCACTTTGCTAGAAACAAAAAGGTGCAAAATTTTTTATAAATTTTTTTCAAATGCTAACCCCAGAACAAGTTAAACAATTACCGCCTGATACCAGGAAAGAATATCTTAAGACAATGCTTCTTCTTGAAGAGAAAAAGAAGGAACAAAATATTAGAGATGATTTCTTAACTTTTGTAAAACATCTATGGCCAGATTTTATTGAAGGCGATCATCATAAAATTATGGCAGAAAAATTTAATCAGGTTGCTAATGGTGATCTAAAAAGATTAATTATTAATATGGCGCCAAGACATACTAAGTCTGAGTTTGCATCCAACTTTCTACCTGCATGGATGATTGGAAACAATCCTAAGTTAAAAATAATCCAAGCCACGAACAACGCTGAGTTAGCCGTGAGGTTTGGTCGTAAGGCTAAAGGTCTTATGGAGCAGGCAGAGTACCAAGAGATATTTCAGACTAGACTTAAAGAAGATTCCAAGGCAGCCGGTAAATGGGAAACGGATCAGGGCGGTGAATATTATGCCGCGGGTGTTGGTGGATCAATCACGGGCCGTGGAGCGGACTTACTTATTATTGATGACCCACATTCGGAACAGGACGCAATGAACATGGCCAGTTATGATAGAGTTTATGAGTGGTACACATCTGGACCTCGTCAGAGGTTACAACCTGGCGGCAGAATAATAGTAGTGATGACTCGTTGGAATGTTGCTGATTTAACCGGTAAGCTGATAAAAGGACAAGCAGAACCAAAAGCAGACCAATGGGAAGTAATCGAGTTCCCAGCCATACTTCCAAGCGGGAAACCGGTTTGGCCTGGTTATTGGAAGCTAGAAGAGTTAGAATCTGTGAAAGCATCCGTGAGTATACTAAAATGGAACGCACAATACCAACAAAACCCGACAGCAGCAGAAGGTAGTATTATCAAAAGGGGTTGGTGGCAATTGTATGATAAGCCAGAACCACCGGCATTATTACATGTAATTCAGTCTTATGATACGGCGTTTATGAAAAAAGAAACGGCTGACTACAGCGCTATTACGACTTGGGGGGTGTTTCATCCAAATGAGGGCGACGCACCTAATTTAATATTATTGGACATGGTTAAGGATAGATACGAGTTTCCAGAGTTACGTAAGAAAGCTAAAGAACAATATGACTACTGGAAGCCCGAAACGGTGATCGTGGAGGCTAAGGCTTCAGGCTTGCCTTTAACGTACGAATTACGTAAACTAGGGATACCAGTTATTAACTTTACACCGAGTAAAGGAAATGATAAACATACAAGGATAAACTCTGTAGCTCCTTTGTTTGAGGCTGGAATGATTTGGGCACCAGACAAAAAGTTTGCAGAAGAGGTTATTGAGGAATGCGCTGCATTTCCATTAGGTGAACATGACGACTTAGTGGATAGTATGACTCAAGCCGTAATGAGATTTAGACAAGGTGGCTTTGTCGAGCATCCCGATGATTACGAGGATGAACCATTGCCGGAACACGCGAGGACGTACTATTAATGAGTATTGCAAATTTAACAAAATTCGACCCTGCTAAGAATACTTTTTCTTTTGATTCGACTTTACAGTCTGGAATCTTAAATGCAATGAACCAAAGTCAAGATCCGGATCCGGTAAATTCTACTTTTATTCCTTTTCCTGAAATTAATCCAATTCCTGGAATTGGTGTACCTCCTCCATTCGGTGGCGGTGGAAATAATCCTAACAGTCCAGCAAACACTGTAGACCCAGGAGAAATTTCTATGAATCAGATTAGAGACTTCTTTGGTTTTAATCAAACTCCAGAAGGAGAAGAGGGAGAAGGAGAAGAAGATGGATTTAGCTTTGATGGTATTATGAATGCGTTTAGAAATTTTAGCCCAGTTAATTTTGCAATTAGAAATATAGTTTCTCCAGTGGTTGATAAGATAAACGAAACATACGAAGCATATAGAGAAAGACAAAGACAAGCTTCAATAGCTGAAGGAGCAACTTCAGCTGCAACTAATGCGAACAGAGAGGCACAACAGTCACAACATGACAGTCTTGCGGCCTCATTTAATGATCGTACAGGGAGTGGTAATCATGGGAGTACTGGTACTAGTGGCGGTCCATCAGCAGGTCCAGGAGCTAACGCAACAGGTAATGGTAACGGCCTAGCATAATTTAACGAGGTAATAATATGGCAATAGATAAAGTAAGCGATTTAACAAAAACAACTAACGTAATTGACGAGTCAGTTGAAGTAGCAATACAGGAACGTGAAGCAAATGATCCGACAGAAGTAAATGTTGAGATGATGGATGACGGCGGTGCAGAAATAGATTTTGATCCACAAGCAGAACAGTTTCAAAGTGGTCAAGATTTTGACACTAACTTAGTTGAGTTTTTAGATGAGGATGTATTAATAGAAGTTGCATCTGATCTTGAAGATTCTTATGAAGATTTTAAAGCAGGTAGATCAGATTGGGAAGACACTTACGTTAAAGGTTTAGAACTTTTAGGTTTTAAATATGAAAATAGATCAGAACCTTTCCAGGGTGCAAGTGGTGCCACACACCCAGTTTTAGCTGAAGCTGTTACACAGTTTCAGGCTTTAGCTTATAAAGAATTACTTCCAGCACAAGGGCCGGTCAGAACTCAAATTATTGGTGCGCACAATCCAGATTCAGAAAAACAATCTGCACGTGTAAAAGATTTTATGAATTATCAGCTTATGGTAAATATGAAAGAGTACGAGCCTGAGTTTGATCAGATGTTATTTAATTTACCTTTAGCAGGATCAACATTTAAAAAAGTTTATTACGATTCTGTTTTGAATAGATGTGTTTCTAAATTTGTACCTGCAGAAGATTTGTATGTTAGTTACAATGCAACTTCTCTAGAAGATACTGATGTAATTATTCACAAAATAAAAATATCACAAAACGATTTACGTAAACAACAACTGACAGGTTTTTATGCAGACATAGAACTAAGTGAAGATAGTTACGAGGCAGACGAAGTTACCGATACTAAAGATGATATATCTGGTGTTGAAAGAACTGCAAAAAGCGACGTGCACACTTTATTAGAATGTCATATTGAATTAGACCTAGAAGGTTTTGAAGACAAAGATGAGCAAGGTGAAGAAACAGGATTGAAGTTACCTTACATTGTAACTATTCACCATGACTCAAGTAAAGTTTTATCAGTTAGAAGAGCGTACGCGGTCGATGATCCGTTACGCAAGAAGAAAGAATATTTTGTACACTTTAAGTTTTTACCAGGACTAGGCTTCTATGGATTCGGCCTTATCCACATGATCGGCGGACTGTCACGAACTGCAACTGCAGCATTGAGACAGCTTCTTGACGCCGGCACCTTGTCAAACTTACCGGCCGGATTCAAACAAAGAGGTATTAGAGTCAGAGACGAAGCTCAACCGTTGCAGCCGGGAGAGTTCCGTGATGTCGATGCGCCTGGTGGAAATCTTCGTGACGCATTCATGCCGTTACCATTTAAAGACCCAAGTGCCACGCTCCTACAACTAATGGGAGTTGTTGTCCAAGCAGGTCAACGTTTCGCGTCCATTGCAGATATGCAAGTGGGTGACGGAAATCAATCGGCAGCCGTGGGTACAACTATGGCGCTCTTGGAACGTGGATCGCGGGTCATGTCTGCTATTCACAAAAGAATTTATGCAGCAATGAAATGCGAGTTCATGCTTTTATCAAAATGTTTTGCAACTTATTTACCAAAAACATATCCATACGATATTGTTGGTGGTGCAAGAGAAGTTTTTGCAACTGACTTTGATGACAGAGTCGACATTATACCGGTTGCAGATCCAAACATCTTTTCACAAACACAAAGAATTACGATTGCACAAACAGAATTACAAATGGCAATGTCAAATCCGCAAATGCATAATTTGTATCATGCTTATAAACACATGTATGAGGCGTTAGGTGTAAAAAATATTGACACACTATTGCCGCCACCAATGCAACCAACACCTTTAGACCCTGCAAGTGAAAATATTTTAGCAATGAACGGTAAAAAGTTTCAAGCATTCCCAAAACAAGACCACCAAGCGCACATGAAAGCGCATTTACAGTTTATGGGGACTACAATTGTACGAAATAATCCAAAAGCAATGGGCTTGTTACAGCAAAATTGCATGGAACACATAACTTTGATGGCTGGAGAGCAGATTGAGTTAGAATTTAGCGAAGAAATTACTCAAATGCAGCAAATGGGGCAACAATTACAGATGATGATGCAACAGGCGGGACCAAATCAACAACAAATGCAACAAAATCCGCAAGTTATGCAACTACAACAGCAAATGCAAAGTATGCAAACGTCTATGGAGGCTAGAAAATCACAATTAATAGCTGAATTTATGGCAGAGTACGCAGAAGCAGAACGAGAAGTGTTAAATCAGATTGAAAATGATCCATTATTGAAACTTAAAGATAGAGAGATTGATCTTAGGGCCAAAGAAGAGTCTAGAAAAGAAGAAGAGTCACAAAATGATCTAGCAATGGACAGAGCTAAACTATTACAGGCTCGAGAGCTAGCAGAAGAGAAAATGGAACAGAATGATGAGCACCAAAAGCTAAGAGCAAGTGTATCATTAGCTAAAAGTGGTATTCAGCAAATGAAAAGTACAATAGTAGAGAACTAATATGAGAGAATCCGACATCATAGCACCACTTGGACTTATGTCTATTATGGGTATGTTGGCTGGAGACAAAAAATCTAATTTGCTGCAAGAACAAATAGAGGCTTACCAAAAAGAACAAGAGGAAGCAAAGAACAAAAAAGAAGAAGAGGTTCCTGTCGTAACAGAAGAAGGTTCTCCTGAATTAACTACGTCAAGTTTATCAAAGTATTTTAAATCAGGAATACAGGACGACAGTCTTAAAGAAACTAGTGACGCATTAAGTTCAGCTTTTAATATTGGACCAGAAGTATTCGATACTAATGTTTTGCAGTCTCTTTTTCCACAATTAACGATAGCTGATTCAATTACTGAAGGTGGACTACAGAACTTAGATGATTTTACTGAGATGGGTGGTGACCCAATGGGTACTGCTATGTATTTAAGTAAAGGAGCAACTATACCTGGACTAGAAAACGAAATTTTTGGTTATAACCAGGGCGGCCTAGTACCACCTTTACGCGGACCAATGGCCAATGGAGTTGGTAATTTATTTAAGTTAAAATAGTGAAAAAAGAAAAGAAAATCAGCAAAGTAATGCGGGAATATAAGTCCGGTAAACTTAAGTCTGGTAAATCTAATAAAAAAGTGGTAAATAAAAAGCAAGCCATAGCTATCGCATTAAGCGAAGCAGGTGTAAAAAAGAAAAAAAGGAGGTCATCATGATCGAATCTTTAAAAGAAAAATGGGCTGACATGCCTGTTAAATGGAAAATAGCAGCAGGTGTTGTTGTTGCCATTATCATAGTATCAATCATCAAATAATTAATGGGACCATTACTCTCACTTCTACCTACGGTATTGAAAACCGGTTCAGCTATTTTTGCTAATAAACAAAAAGCAAAAATACTTATGTCGGATGCTGCTTTATTACATGCACAGAAAATGGCGAATGGGGAAGTGGAGTACCAAGCCGCTGTTAGACAATCAAACGACAAAGGATGGAAAGACGAGTTTGTACTTATTTTGGTAAGCGCGCCCGTACTTTTGTTGATATGGAGTGTCTTTAGTGAGGATCCGGACATACAAGCTAAACTGCACATGTTCTTTGATCAGTTTAACAATCTGCCTTTTTGGTACCAGACGCTATTTGTAGGCGTCGTCGCTAGTATATACGGACTCAAGGGAGCCGATATTTTTAAGAAAAAGTAAGGGGGACTTACGATGGGTGAAGATAAAACGTGTGCTTGTCACACTGAAGAAAAAGTACGTTCGGGGGAATGTTGCAAACAAAAAGCCAACACTCTCGATGAGTTTTGGCATAACTTAGGAGATAAGAAAAAGAAATATGTCAGAAGCTATAGACCCAGTACACGTAGTATACAAGATCCAGAGACTACTTGACGAAATCATGGAAAACAACGCTAACGTTTTAATAGGCGGTGGTGTTGACAGTATGGAGAAATACAACTATATTCTCGGTAAGATCCACGTTACGGATCAAATTAAACAGGAAATCTCTAACCTGCTACAACCAAAGGAGCCAGAACCGGATGACGAAACGAACATCGCACGCCTTAGAAGATAAATATAATGCTGAAGCAGATGCAAAAAAGATTGCAAAAAATGAAGCAAAAAAAGAAACTCAAGAAACAAATTTAGATAAGTTACCACATCCTACAGGATGGCGTATACTTGTTATGCCCTTTCAAGTTAAAGAAAAAACTGAAGGTGGAATTATTATTGCACAAGAATCTTTAGACAAAGCACGTGTAGCAACGCAAGTTGGTTACGTACTAAAGATGGGTGATCTCTGTTATAAGGATGAGGAAAAGTATCCAACAGGACCATGGTGCCAAGAAAAACAATGGGTGGTATTTGCAAGATATGCAGGATCACGTATGCAGATTGATGGTGGCGAGATAAGAATGTTAAACGATGATGAGATTTTAGGGACAATAGAAGATCCCGAAGATCTTATTCACGCAATGTAATTCATAGGAGGAATTAACTATGCTAGACGACGAAAAAATAATAGACGTGGGCGAAGCCGACGAACAAGAAATGGAGATCGATCTTGACGCTCCAGAACAATCACTAGAGGTACCAGAAGATGAGATCAGAGTCGAACAGGTTGAAGAAACCGATAACGCATCTGAGGAATCTAATGAGCAGCCTGCTGTTCAAGCTGATAAACCCCAAGACGAACTGGGAGAATATTCAGAAGGAGTTAAAAAAAGAATAGCTAAACTTACACGTAAAATGCGTGAAGCTGAAAGGCAAAAAGAAGAAGCTATTACTTACGCTCAATCTTTAAAACAACAACAAGACAAAATTAGAGGTCAGTACGACAAACTTGGCACTACTTATACTCAAGAACTAGAAGCAAAAGTAAATAATGGTATGGATGCTGCTAAACTTGCGTACAAGCAAGCAGTAGAGACGCAAGACATAGACGGTCAAATTGCAGCTCAACAAGCTATTGCTGAAATGGCTATGGAAGATGCTAGATTAAAACAAATCAAAGCAAACCAAGAACAAAGAGCAGAAACAGCTCAACGAGTAGTAGAACAGCCACAAGCAGCACCTCAACAACAAGCAGAACCTGATTTTGACCCTAGAGCAGAAAGCTGGGCCCAAAAAAATAGATGGTTTGGTACAGACAATGCAATGACTTATACTGCATTTGATATACACAAAGAGCTTGTTGAAAATGAAGGATTTGATCCACAATCAGAAGAATATTATACGGAAGTCGACAAAAGAATAAGGGTTGCATTTCCGCACAAATTTGATACTGTGGAGCAATCTACCACTGCACCAACGCAGAGTGTAGCAAGTGCCCGACGTCCGGCCAGTACAAAAGGACGCAGAAAAACTGTGAAACTCACACCTTCACAGGTAGCAATTTCTAAAAGATTAGGTGTGCCGCTAGAAGAATATGCGAAACAATTAGCCGCGAAGGAGGTATAAGCATATGGAAAAAGATAAAATGAAAACCACTCGCGTGAGTCAATCTAGAGCAAAAACTGAAAAGCCGAAGATTTGGACTCCTCCATCATCACTGGACGCACCACCTGCGCCAGACGGATATCGACATAGGTGGATAAGAGCTGAAAGCATGGGGTACGACGATACCACTAACATGTCAGGTAAGCTTAGATCAGGATGGGAGTTAGTTAGAGCTGACGAATATCCAAATGATAATTATCCTTCTATAGATAACGGCAAATACGCAGGTATGATCGGGGTTGGTGGCCTTGTGCTGGCAAGGATATCTGAAGAGCTCGCGCAATCACGTGAAGAGTACTTTGCAAAAATTACTCAAGATCGAAATGATGCAATTGAAAACGATGTCTTGAAGGAACAGCACCCAAGTATGCCGATTAATCAAGATCGACAGACTCGTGTAACTTTTGGTGGCTCGAAAAAAGACTAATCTTTTCTCAACCATCGATAAATTAACAATAACCCTTTAAGGAGGAAAACAATATGGCAAATTTAGATGCCCCTTTTGGTTTGGCTCCAATCGGTAAAATTGGCGGTGGTACAGATCCGGCAATGAACTCTTATAGTGCGCTAGCAGGTTATGCTACTATTATGTCCCAAGGTGACGTCGTAAAGATGGACGAAGGTACAGGTGGTGTGCAAATATTTGCAGCAGCAGGTGGTGGTACAGACGCCACTGATGCTATAGGTGTTTTTTGGGGATCAACTTTCGACGATTCTACTGGAAAGCCAACTTTTAAAAACACAAGACCTGCGTCACAAGCAGCAACTGTTTTCGTGTACGACGATCCATATCAAATGTTCGAAGTACAGGGAGATTCTGTTGGAGGAAACTCTGCAGTAACAGATATCTCTAAAACAGCTGACTTAGCCGTCGTGGCAGGTTCAACAATAACTGGTGTTTCAAAATCAGAACTTGATACAAGTAATATTGGTACAGGTGCTAACCTACGTATCGTAGGCTTCTCTAAAAAAGAAGGCCGCGACTTAGTTGCATCTCCACATACTGTGTACAATGTTGTGATTAATGAACACAAGTATAAATAATAGCAGGAGGTAACACATGGCTATATCAAGACAACAACTAGCTAAAGAGCTAGAGCCAGGTCTGAATGCATTATTTGGACTTGAGTACAAAAACTACGAAAACCAACACGCTGAAATTTATGATACAGAAAATTCTGATCGAGCATTCGAAGAAGAAGTAATGTTATCAGGTTTCGACAAAGCTGCCGTTAAGTCAGAAGGCGCAGCAGTGGTTTACGATAGCGCGCAGGAAACTTACACTGCAAGATATCAACATGAGACAATCGCTCTCGCTTTCTCTATTACTGAGGAAGCTGTTGAAGATAACTTGTATGATAAGATTTCAACTCGTTATACGAAAGCACTAGCACGTTCTATGGCTCAAACTAAGCAACTTAAAGCTGCTGCAATTCTAGATGGAGCTTTCACTACTTCTACAGGTGGTGATGGTGTTGCACTTTGTGCAACTAACCACCCAGTAATTGCTGGAACGTTTGCAAACGAATTAGGCACACCAGCCGATTTGTCTGAAACTTCATTAGAGCAGTCTTTAATTGACATTGCTAAAATGACAGACGAGCGTGGACTAAAGATTGCTGCTAAGGGAATGAAACTAATCATTCACCCAGCTCAGCAATTTGCAGCTGAAAGAATCATGAAATCTGCCAACAGAGTTGGTACTGCTGATAATGATTTGAATGCTATGAAATCAATGGGAATGATACCACAAGGATTTGTGGTAAATAACTTCCTAGCTGATTCAGAGTCTTTCTTCATTAAGACAGACGTTCCTAACGGAATGAAACACATGGTTCGTGCACCAATCAAAACTGCCATGGAAGGCGATTTTGAAACTGGTAACGTTAGATATAAAGCTAGGGAAAGATACAGCTTCGGCTTCTCTGATCCTAGAGGTATCTTCGGATCTCCAGGTGTATAATCAGTAAGGTTATAAACCATTTTAAGGGGCGCTTCGGCGCCCCTTTTTATTTGCATAAACTATTTAAAAAGCGTATACTCTCTAATCTGCGATATAAAAACTAATGTAGACGTGCGCAGGCGACGGCCTAGAGACTACATTAAACACAACTAGGAGGATTAAATCATGGCTTCAACAACTTTTTCCGGACCGATTAAGGCTGGAACAATTAAAGAAACTATCGGGACTACTCTCGGTAAAAACGTAAAAAACACAGGACAAGTAGTAATGTCTCAAACACACTTGATTGATTTATCAGGTGGTGCGATTGCTGCAGGAGCAACTAATATGGTTATTCCAGCAAACTCACAAATCGTAGATTGTGTCATAGACTCAGTCGTTGCTGCATCAGGTGCAACCAATTTAAGTATTGGTGACACTGTAGGTGGAGCTGCTACAATACTTAACACTTTTGCACTAGGTACAGCTGTTGGTAGAAAAAGACCAACAACAGAAGCTGGTGGTGCATTAGCTTGGTCTGACACAGGTTCTGCTGACATAAAGTTAACTATAACTGCTTCAGCGGCTACTAATGCCGGATCAACTAGAGTTACAATTCTTTACGTACAGAATAATAACTTAGGTTAATAATTAATAGTGGGGCTTCGGCCCCACTAATTTAGGAGGATAATATTATGTCAGGTGGAGGATCTTTCACATCAGACCAGAGAACAGCTCAAGCAACCGCTACTGGAGTTTTAGTCGGTGGGCCTTGTAGGGTTACATCTATTCAAGCAAAGGGCAACGCAAGTGGTTCTGTTATTTTGCATGACAATGCAGCTACAGGCGCAGGTACAGCTCATACATTTCTTTTTGGAACAGAAGGACTAGAAGTCTTTGTTCCTGGAAGTGGTATCAGAATGAAAAATGGTTGTCACTTAACAATCTCTGGATCAGGCAGTTGCACTATTACTTTTAACTAGGGGGATAAATGGCAACATCAGGTACTACTAATTTTGAGAGTGGTTTCTTAATTGATGATATTATTGAAGAGGCTTACAATCGCGTAGGCCTCGACAGTGTTAGTGGATATCAATTGAAATCAGCAAGACGTTCTTTAAACATAATGTTTCAAGAGTGGGCCAATAGAGGTTTGCATTATTGGGAGCTAGGTAATCTTGAAATTGATCTTGTTGAAGGACAAGCTGAATATAAGTTTTTTAGAAACTCTGCTGATGGCACAAGTGCCACGTCTATTCCTAACGGTGTTTACGGTATAGATGATGTTTTAGAAGCTGCATATAGAACTAATAGAGCGACAACTAGTCAATCAGATTCATCTTTAAGTAAAATAGACAGAAGCACATATCAAAGTTTAGCTAATAAGTTAACTAAGGCTCAACCTACACAATACTATGTACAAAGGTTTATAGATAATACTACAATTAGTTTTTATCCAACTCCGGATACTACAGCTGCTGCAAATCATATTTCAATATACTATATAAAACGTATTCAAGATGTCGGTGGATATAGCAATAATGCAGATGTTCCTTACAGGTTTGTTCCTTGTATGACTTCTGGTTTAGCGTTTTATCTTTCTCAAAAAGTAAATCCACAAGTTACTCAACAATTAAAGATGCTATACGAAGACGAGTTAAATAGAGCGTTAGTGGAAGACGGTTCTTCAACAAGTACTTTCATAGCACCAAAAGCGTATTACCCAAATGTCTAAGTTTGCATCAGGTAAATATGCTAAAGCAATTTCAGACCGAAGTGGTATGGAGTTTCCTTACAATGAAATGGTAAAAGAATGGAACGGAGCTTTTGTACATCAATCAGAGTTTGAACCAAAACATCCACAACTAGAACCAAGAGCTCATTATGGTGATGCTCAAGGTTTACAAAATGCAAGACCTGCTAGAACAGAACCACCTGTAGCACATCTTTTAGCAGAAGATTCTATGGCAGCAGGTGCCCGCGATTCTATTTTAGTTACAGTAAAACAACCGGCGCACGGATATAGCACCGGGGACCGCGTTAGGTTTAGAGGAGCAGATCCACACTTTCCAGACTATCCACAAGTAGCTAGAGTCGATGCAGATAATATAAACGATGCTAGAGGACACTTGGTTACAAAAGTTGATGACAATAATTATACTTTTAGTCCTAATGATTTAGTAGATCAGTTTTTAACTGATAATTGTATTCCAGGAACTACAACTGTTTATGTAGATATGGATGGAACATTGACAGAGTATTATCAAGCGGTAGCAACTTATGCGACAAGTGCTGGTTTATTAAGCGCAGGTGGAGATTGGTATGATATGACTCCAGCTATGGAAGTTGCTGCTATCGCAGCTGCACCCAGTAACTATTTTTCAAACTTAGCTAAAAGAGCTGAAGCTGATGCATTAATTGATTTAGTTATTGCTAAAAATAATACATGGGATGTGTTATCTACAGGACCTACATACAATGCACAAAAAACGGCATGGATAACAGCTAACTATGGAACACCCGGATCAGGCGTAGGCAGAGCTCCAGCAACAGTTAACTATGCAACAAACTTTAATAAAGGTGCTTACGGTGGTGCTAACAAACTATTAATTGATGATAGAACAGGTTATGTTAATCAATTTATTTTAGCTGGCGGTAAAGCCTTTAAATATTATGAAAGTGGTGGTATAAGAAACTTTGGAGGGACAGGAAAATCAGTAGGACCTGTTACATTATTACCATGACCACATACGCAGAATTAGTAACACAAATTAGAGATTATTCAGAGACAGATAGTGCTGTTTTAACTACAACTATTCTTAATGATATTATTGCAAATGCAGAAGACAAAATATTTAGAAATATAGAATTAGATTGTTTTAAAGAATACATCAGCGGTAATACAGCTGCTAATAACAGATTTGTAAGCTTACCAGGACAAACTACTTCTGCTACTACACCTACAATTAGCGATATTGCAACAATCAGATATGTGACTCTTTATACTAACTCAGGTACAAAAGAAAGATCTGAGCTTGTAAGAGTAGATGTTGATTTTTTAAATGAATACTATCCAACCCCAGAAGTAGGTTCAACTGCTAAGCCTAGATACTATGCGACTTGGGATATGGGTAAAATAGCTATTGCGCCTACACCAAATGCGGTGTATAAATTTGAGATTGGTATTACTAAAAAACCTACAGGCTTAAGTTCTAGTAATACGACTACATGGGTCAGCGTCAATGCTGAACGTGCTTTATTATATGCCTGCATGGTTGAGACTTTTAAATTTTTAAAAGCACCACAAGATCAACAAGTTTACGAGCAAGCTTATGCTACAGCTGTACAAGAGCTGGCTCAAGAACAGTTGGGCAAAAAACGAAGAGACGAATATAGAGATGGAAGTTTACGGATTAAAGTTCCTTCTCAAAACCCTTAATAGGAGAAAATTATGGCAATATCACAAGCAGTTTGTAATGTTTTTAAACAAGAGCTTTTAAAAGGTAATCACGATTTTGATGGTGGTGCCGCTTACTATATTGCGCTTTATACTTCTTCAGCAACTATGGGTGCAACTACTCTAAAATATGTAACAACTAACGAAATAACCAACGCTTCCGGCTCTGCTTATACAGCAGGTGGAAAAGTTTGTGGTAACCCATCAGTAACTGGTGGTCAAAATACTACTACTGCTTTTGTTGATTTTGATAATGTTAGTTGGGCTAGTGCTTCATTCACTGCGAATGGTGCATTAATTTACAGACAAGACGGTAGTGCTCCAACTAATGATGCTGTTGTTGTGTTAGCGTTCGGCGGTGACTTTACAGCTTCAAACGGAACATTTGAAATTCAATTCCCAGCAAACGGTGGTGGATCAGAGATCATCAGATTAGGATAAGGAGTTTAAATGGCCCTTGTTCTTAATGATCGAGTCAAAGAGACTAGCACCAGCACAGGTACAGGTACAATAAATCTCGCTGGAGCCTCTCAAGGCTTCACGACTTTTGTTGCTGGTATCGGTAATGGTAACACTGTTTACTATTGTATTGAGCTTGATGGTGGATCTGAATTTGAAGTAGGTATTGGTACTGTCACTGACGCAACTCCCGACACACTCTCACGTGACACAATTCTTAGAAGTTCTAACTCTAACAATGCTGTAAACTTTGGCGCAGGTACAAAAAATGTATTCTGTACCCAACCTGCTAGTAAAGCAGTGTTTGAAGATGCAAGCGGTAACGTAACAATCGCCGGCACAGTTGATGGTATTGATATACAAAGTAGAGATGGGGTTCTAACTTCCACAACTACTACCGCTAACGCCGCTTTAGCTAGAACTGGTGGCACGATGACTGGTCAAATAAGTTTTGGTGATAATGTAAAAGCTAATTTTGGAGCTGGTGATGATTTACAAATTTTTCATGATCCTTCAGAAGGAAGTATTATTAAAGACGCTGGTTCAGGTAATTTTAGAATAGAAAATAATGGTGCTGGTGTTTATTTAATTAACTCAACTGATGATGAATTTGTTGGTAAGTTTTTAAATGGTGGTGCTGGTTATTTATACCATGATGGATCAAAAAAATTCGAAACTACTAGCACAGGAACAGATACGACAGGAAACATAGTTGTTTCAGGTACTGTAGACGGTGTCGACATTGCTGCAAGAGATGCAGTTTTAACTTCTACTACTACTACCGCCAATGCTGCTCTACCTAAAGCAGGTGGTACGATGACAGGCAACATTGCTCATGCAGGTAATTTTAGTTTAGATGTAGGAGCAGATTTAACTTTAGATGCAGGTGGTGGAGATATTATTCTAAGTGATGATGGAACTATTGTTGGTACTTTAAGTTTAACTGGCAATGATTTAAAGGTTAGGTCAAGAGTTTCTGATAAAGATTTAATTTTTCAAGGCAATGATGGAGGGTCAGAAATTACCGCTCTTACCCTTGATATGTCTGAAGGTGGTAGAGCTAACTTCGCTAATGATATAGGTCTTAATGACGATAGAGGAATTAGATTTGGTGATGGTGACGATTTAACAATTTTTCATGATGGCAGTAATAGTTATATAAGAGATAGTGGCACAGGAGATTTAAAAATTATTTCAGATGGTAATGCTATATCATTTCAAAAAGGTACAACTGAAACAATGGCATTTTTTGATACTGATGCTGGTTGTGAACTTTATCATGACAATGTTGCTAAATTCGTTACAGATGCTGAAGGTGCCAACCTTACAGGCGTATTAGACGTAAGTTCAAAAGTAGTTGTAGCAGGTGGAACTGACGCTACTTCTAGTGACGGATCTATTCGTACTTCAGGTGGTGTATCAGCTGCTAAAAAAATGTATGTTGGTACTGATCTTACTGTGGCTAATAATATAGCGGTCACAGGAACAGTAGACGGTAGAGATGTTGCAACTGATGGCACAAAACTAGATGGAATAGAATCTAGTGCAGATGTCACTGATGCTGCAAATGTTGGTTCTGCTCTTACAGCATTTTCAACAGGAACAGACGCAGCGGCTTCTGATCTAGTCCCTTACTATGATGTATCTGCAGGTGCATGGGAAAAATCAACAGTAACTAATTTAGCTCTGCAAGGACCTACCGGACCAACAGGACCTACCGGACCGACAGGTGGCCCAGGACCGACTGGACCTACCGGACCGAATGGTAATAATGGTGGAACTGGTCCAACAGGACCTACTGGCCCGACTGGACCTACCGGACCGAATGGTAATAATGGTAGTAATGGTGGCACAGGACCAACTGGACCGACAGGACCGACAGGACCAACAGGACCAAGTGGTACGATTACAAACACATCTTATCAAATGACAGCGTTAGGTGTTGGAACCGGTGCAGGACCAACGGGCCAAATTCGAGCGACCTCAAACATCACAGCGTATTACAGTGACTCGCGTTTAAAAGACTTTGAAGGACCAATTGATTCTGCTTTAGATAAAGTAAAAGCCATAGGTGGTTATTATTTTAAAGAAAATGATTTAGCCAGATCGTTTGGATATGACAACGATAAACGTCAAGTAGGTGTTAGTGCTCAAGAAGTTGAAGCAGTTTTACCTGAAGTAGTTACTGAAGCACCATTCAATTCTGAATACAAAAGTGTTTGGTATGAAAAACTTGTCCCTCTATTAATAGAGGCAATTAAAGAGTTAGAGCTTCGAGTACAAGACTTAGAGGATAACTAATGTCATTCGGTTTTGCACCTTTTGCGGCCGCACCTTTTGCTTCTCCAGGAACTCCAGGGGAAAGAGCGGTTGTCAACGTAACAGGAGTCTCATTAACAGCTACTGTTAGTAATTCATATACTGTACAAAAAACTCACTTTGTAAGTGGTTTAAATGTAACCTCAAACACAGGAACACTAACAACAAAACTTGCACCAACTGTAGCAAGTAATGCCGTAAACTCAGCAGTAGGTTCAGCAAATTTATCAGTGGGACAAACTATCTCTGTTACAGGAACTTCATCTAGTTTATCTGTAGGAACACCAAATAATTTAATTAGAATACATGAAGCGATCATAGGTGTACAAGTTAACTCAGCTGTTGGAACAGCTACTGCAACAGGTTCTGCAAATGTTGGATTAACAGGAACTTCATCTAGTTTATCTGCAGGAACATTAACAACAACTGCTGATGCTAATGTTGCAGTAACAGGAAATACTGCTGGAGTTACTTTAGGTACGGTAGTTGCATCAGTTAAAGCAAGTGTAACAGGAAATTCTATTACTTCTGCGGTTGGCACAGTTTCGTTATCATCAGGTCACACTATTGCTGTAACAGGAACTTCATCTAGTTTATCTGCAGGAACAGCTGTACCAAAAATTGCTCCAACTATTTTAACTAATTCTCTTTCATCTTCAGTTGGACCAGCTGATCAAACTTTTGCAATTACAGTTGCTAATCCAGGATCAGGTAATGTGTTTTATGTTGATGGGGTTGCTAAACCTGCTCTTGCACTAATAAAAGGTAAAACATATACGTTTGATCAAAGTGATGGTTCAAACGGTGGGCACCCATTAGTATTTGTAACTGGTGCAGGTGCTGGATATACATCAGGAATTACTGTAACTGGAACTGCAGGACAACCAGGAGCTAAGGTTACTTTTGTAGTTCCTGAGGATGCTCCTTCTGGCTTAGCTTATGTATGTTCTGTTCACGGAGCAGGAATGGGTAATGTTGTTTCTATATCAACTTTAATCACTGTTATTGGTAATGCTAATGTTGTGGCACAAGGTAATACAGTTAATACTAGCGTTGGAACAATTACAGGTGTTCTTAAGACAAGTGTTACAGGGCAGACTTTAAACACCACTGTAAATGGTGTTAATATTGTTCTTTCCCCTGTCGCAGCGGTTACAGGTGAACTTATACCTATAACAGTCAATCCATTATCAGTCTTTACATGGAGCCAAGTTGATGATACAACTACAGGAGGTTCATCTTGGACCGACGTAGATAGTACAACAGGAGCTGGCGGCAGTAGCTGGCAAGAGGTAGCATAATATGGCATCAACTTACTCAACCCGTTTAAAAGCGGAATTAATAGGCTCAGGAGAACAAGCAAACTCTTGGGGTAATACAACTAACGATACATTTAGTAAAACATTTGAGGAAGCAATTTCTAATGTTTACGAAAAAAACTTATCAGGTGTTTCTTCTCCATACGAATTAACCAATAGTAATGGACCAGTGACTGAGGCTAACAACGAAATGCGTCAAGCAGCAATTCGTTTTTATGGTCATACCGCTGCTATGATTATTAGACAAAAAGCAGCAAATGCTGGAAATGGTTATGAAAGAATATACACAATTATTAATGATGGAACTGCTAACGGAACTATACAACTTCAAATAGGAACAAATAATACTTCAGATATTATATCTCCCGGCGGTAGAGCTATTATTGCAACCAACGGAACAGATTTTTACACAATAGCTGGTGGTGGTAGCACCGGCACAAACTGGAGCACAATAACTTCTGCTACAGCAAATATTTATTCAGGACAAAAAATATTTGTGGATACTTCTAGTAATGCAATAACTTTAACTTTACCATCTTCCCCTTTTGCTGGAGACGAAATTGCTTTTTTAGATGTTGCAGATAATTTTGATACTAATGCATTAACAATAAATCCAAACGGTAAAAAAGTATTTGGCGCTACAGCAAACGGAACAGTTTCAACAGAAGGCGCTGCATTTACACTGGTCTTTACAGGAAATACGCACGGCTGGAAAATAACGGAGAAGTAATATGGCAACATATGAATCGAGACGTTATAATGTTCCAGTAACTGACGCTAGCAAAATTGCTGATGGATCGGTTAATAATGCTGAGTTTCAACGCTTAGATGGAGTTACCTCAGATATTCAAGGTCAAGTTGATTCTAAATTAAATTTAAATGGTGGAGTAATGACGGGCTCTGTCACTTCAAACGATAATGTTAGAGCAAGATTTGGTAGTTCTAATGATTTACAAATTTATCACGATGGTAGTAATTCTATTATAAACAATTCTGTCGGTGCGTTAGTTGTTAACGCCGATACACTACAACTTAAAAATGGTGCAAACAATGCAACATTAGCAACTTTTACTCAAGCTGGTAGTAGTAATCTTCGTTTTAACGGTGCTACAAAATTAGAAACTACAAACACTGGAATAAATGTAACGGGAACGGTCGACGGATCTTTATTTAATGGTAATGGTTCTAGCCTAACCTCTCTAAATGCGTCTAATTTAGCTTCAGGTACCGTTCCTAGCGATCGATTGCCTGCTTCTGCATTAACTTCTACAGTTAAAAAAGTATCTGTAGTGCAAAGCACAGCCAATTATGAAACAACAACAACTATTCCTTGGGATACTTCGGTTCCTACAGTTAGTGAAGGTATTCAAGTGATGTCGCATTCATTCACGCCTACAGCAAGTAATAGTAGAATTTTACATGTTCTTCAAACAGCCGTTACTAATGCTTCAGCAGGACAGCCTATTATTTGGTCGATCTTTAATGGAAGCACAAACATAGGACAGTTTGCAAATACTACTGGTAGTTCGGCTACTTGGAATTTAGTTACAGGGCAAGCGTATGAAAGTAGTTCAGGTTCAACTTCGGCTAGAACATATACATGTAGATTTGGTCCTAATACAAGTAGAGGCCATTGGTTACAAGACAACTATAGTATTCACAAACTAAGTTCAAAAGCAACTTGGACAATTTATGAATTGGAGAATTAAAAATGATTAGCATACTCGATGCAATATTAGCCATTAATCCTAATGCCAGAGTTAGTGTACAAAATAATAGTGTCGACAACATTACTTGGGAAGAGGGACAAACTGTAATTTCTAAAGAAGACATTGAAACAAAGAAAACTCAACTAGAAGCTGAGTATAACGCAAACGATTATCAAAGAAAAAGAGCTACAGAATATCCAAGTATCGTTGATCAATTAGATGACATATATCACAACGGTGTTGATGGTTGGAAAACAACCATAAAAGCAGTTAAAGATAAATATCCAAAAGGCACATCATAATGGCAACATACGAATCAAAAAAATATAGAACTATACCAATTAACGCAGAACAGATAGCTGATGAGTCTATTAGCAATACAGAGTTCCAACATCTTAATGGTGTTACAGGAGATATACAGACTCAAATAGGTAACTTAGATACTAGCAAATTACCTAAAGCAGGTGGCACAATAACTGGCAATATTACTATCACTGATAATGATCATCTTTATGTTGGAGATGGTCAAGATTTAGATCTTTATTCTGATGGCAGTAAGATATTTTTTAAAACAAATGATTTAGCAATGCAAACATCTACTGGAGAAAACTATGCTGTAATGACTGCTAATGGTGCTGTGGCTTTATATTACGACAACTCGCAAAAAGTTACTACAACATCAAGTGGAGTTAGTGTTAGTGGTCTAATGGCCGCGACCACTGCTTCGACTACCGGTAACATGACTTGTGGTGGTGCCCTTACAGCTACCGGAGACATAACCGCATTTTCTAGTGAAGCATTGAAAGATGATATAAAAACAATTGACAACGCATTGAGCAAAGTATGTGATATGAGAGGTGTATATTATACCAAGGATGGTGAATCGGGGACCGGTGTTATAGCAGAAGAGATAGAAAAAGTTTTACCTGAAGTCGTTAGAGAAGGTGAGCACAAATCCGTTGCTTATGGAAATATTACAGGTATTCTTATTGAAGCTATTAAAGACTTAGGCTATGAGGTTAAAAAACTAAAGGAGTCTAAATAATGGCCGGTTCAGCAGCTAACACTAAAGTCCCTTCATCTGGACCAATTTCTATTACTGCTCTTAAAGCTGCTTACGCTAATCAGATAGTACGAAACAATATGAACGGAGGAGGTAATGGTAATAACATGAACTCATACAGAGGGCCTTCATACGTTTCAGTTTCATCTGTACCTTTTAATAGTACTACTGCACCAACTAGACAATATCCATCTAATTCTGGATCAATAAGTTTTTCTCAAATGAGAAATAGAGTTGATTGGTTACAAGCTACTCCAGTTGCTAACCAACAAATTAATATGATTTCAAATCAATATCCAATTGGAGGCTGTGCTGGATCTGGTGTTAAAGGTATGAATTTTAGAGTAGATGGTAATAAAGATGTCGCTATTTATTGTGGTGGTGCGTATGCTGACTATTCTCAAGTTGGTACGACCAATTATGACACTTCTTATGGCGGAACAGTTACTCAATGGCTGTATCTGTCAGGTAGTGATTATAGTTACCAAAAAACTTTTACTCTTAGCGCCCTTAGTGGATCTAACAAAACGGCAACTGCTTATCCAGCACAAAGTATATACGCATATAATAGGGATCACGTTAAATTAACCGTGATATTAAATTGGAACTCAAGCAATGGAATGACTCTTCAGGTTATATATAACTGTAAAGGTGGTAATTACCCTGATAGTAATAGCTTTGCTTATGTAACTCTTTGGAATGCACAATCACTTAACATGACATTTTCGGAAACAACAGGACCATGACATTAATTAAAGCACAATTTCAACCAGGCATCGATAAGCAAACTTCTACCTATGGTGCAGAAGGTAAATGGGTTGACTCTAAAAATGTTAGATTTAGAACAGGCCTACCAGAAAAAATTGGTGGTTGGGAAAAAGTTGTTAATAAAAATATTGCAGGTGTAGTTAGAGGAATTAAAGCATGGGTATCAAACACAGGTGTGCGTTACGTAGCTTTAGGAACAGATAGAAAACTATATGTTTATTCCGAAGGTATTTTTTTTGATATTACTCCTTTGCGTAGAAGTAATGTAGGATTAACTAATCCTTTTACAACTACTTCTGGTTCTGCAATAGTTACAGTTGCAGACAACAGTCACGGTTTTGCAGTTGGTGATTTTGTAATATTTAAAAACTTTTCAGCTGTTGGCGGTCTTGATATGAACAACGAGTTTGAAGTTAAGTCTGTTGTCAATGGTAATTCTTTTACAGTGCAACATACATCAAACGCTAGTAGTTCTGTATCAGGTGGAGGAGGTTCAGGAAACCTAGATGGTTTAATACCTGTTGGAACTAATGTTTCTACATTTGGTTTTGGTTGGAGTGTAGGTGCTTGGCAAGGAACAGGTCGAGCTTGGAACACACCAAGTTCTACTTCTACCGTAGCACTAGATGCTACTTATTGGTCGTTAGATACATTTGGTGAAGATTTATTATGTGTTCGTAATAATGATAAAATATACCGTTGGGATTTATCAGCGGGTACCGGAACGCGGGCCGCGGCTATTTCAGGTGCACCAGAAAGAAGTCGTTTGACTTTAGTGTCTTCTCCTGACAGACATATATTTTTATTTGGTACAGAAGTAACAATTGGAAATGCAACTACACAAGATGATTTATTTTTAAGATTTTCTTCACAAGAAGATTTTAACACATGGGCTCCAGCAAGTACAAATACTGCTGGTACTTTTAGGATACAAGACGGTTCTAAAATTATGTCTGCAGTTAGATCTAGAGGATCTATTCTTGTATGGACAGATACAGCACTACACTCGCTTAATAATATTGGTCCACCTTTTATTTTTGGTCTAAGTCAAATTGGAGCAAACTGTGGAGCGGTGTCACCTAATTCAGTAGTTGATGTTAATGGTGTAACTTTCTGGATGTCACAAACAGCTTTCTATATGTTTGATGGTGCAATTAAAAAACTACCTTGCACTGTTCAAGATTTTGTATTTGATGATATTGATGGTACTGCACAAGGACAAGTAGCTGCAGCAGTTAACACTGATTTTAATGAAGTAACTTGGTTTTATCCAACTAACAATTCTAATTTTTTAAATAAATCAGTTACGTATAATTATTTAGAAAACGTTTGGTATACTAACGAGGGGTTTGCCAGAACAGGTTGGATCGATCGTGGTGTTTATGGAGCACCTTATGCTCCTAAATATAATCCAACGACCTTACCTAACAATGAAGTTATTATGGGCGTTACTGCTGGGTCTAGTGTATTATATGCTCATGAAGCAGGATTTAATGACGACGGTGCAGCAATGGAATGTGAAATAACTAGTGGTGACTTTGACATACAAGAAGGCGACGAAGTATTTTTATGCAGCAGAGTGTTGCCTGATTTTAAAACACTTACAGGTAATGCTGATGTTAGAGTTAGGTTTGCTAATTACCCAGCAAGTACAAACACCAGAGATTTTACATCAACAGTAACAGGAACAACTAAATTCTTTTCTGTAAGAGGCAGAGGACGACAAGCAAATCTTAAAATTAGTGCTGATGCTGTTAATGATAACTGGAGATTTGGAACTATACGAATGGACATTAAACCGGATGGCAGAAGATAATGGCTAGAATTAATATTACTAGGCTTCCGTTGCCACAAGATAAGTTTGATAGACAACAGCAAGATATTCTGATACGTGAATTAGAAAGTATCATACAACAGTTAAACTTTACGTACCAACAAGACATACGTGAAGAGCTAACAGCAAGGATGTGGTTTTTAGGATGAGTGACGTATATAAAAATAGAAGTGTAACTTTAGCTACTACAAACCAAACAGTAATATATACGGTGCCAACAGCTAACGTTACTACGGTGCCACCACAAAAACCAGTGCAAGCTTTGATCAAGTCTATCCGAGTATGTAATGATTCAGGAGGAGCGGTTACAATAACAATAGTAAATACAGACGCTAGTGTTGGTGCGGATATTAAAATTACAAACCTTTTATCTATTGCGTCAAACACTGCCGTAGAAATACTGGATCAAACTTTGGTGGTAGAAGACGGAGACATAATTAAAGCAACAGCTAGCTCAGGAGGCGCGCTGGATATAATAGTTTCAGTATTGGAGATAACATAATGAAAAAAATACAAGACGCTAAAATCATAGGACATCAACAAATAGAAGGTAAAAAAGTACCTGTTCTACAGCCTGAAGTACATCAACGAATATATTGCAAAAACTGTGGAAATGAGGTAGATTCAGACGAAGAGGCAACTGGAGTATGCAGTAATTGTGGCGAGCCTTGGGCAGTCCACAAAGCTAAAGATATTCGAGTTAAAGTAATTCAGATACCTATAGGTTCTGGAACTGGCGAATAAACAAGACTAGCCAACTTGCGGTAAATTATGGATGATCTGTTAGACATCATAGCCTTATATAAAGACCACTATCCTTTATGGGCTAACGACAGTTTAAAAGATATCTACGCACATATTTATCCTTCTCTAATTTTAAATCAGTTTACCGTTAATCGTGATGATGACGGAATTTATGGATTTACAAATTGGGCGTTTTTAAATGACGAAACAGAACAAAAGTTTTTAGACGAAAGATCGTTAGATCTAAATGAATGGAAGACTGGAAATAAAACTTGGGTTATAGATACAGTATATACAAAAGAACATAACGCTATGAAATTTAATAAAACATTTTTTACTCATTTATTAGGCCCAGGAAAAACAGTACAATGGTTGCGACTAGCTCCAAACGGATTAATCAGAAACCATTTTAAAGTTATTACAAAGGAGGCCTGGTTGTAATGGGTTCTATTAAGAAAAAATTAACAAAAACACTTCGTAAGATTACACCAAAAGAGATAGCACCTATTTTACCTTTTGTAGCTATGGCTATTCCAGGTATGCAAGGAATAGGGATGGCTATGAGATATGCCTTACCACAACTATTAACAGCAGCAGCATCGGCAAGACAATCAGGTGACATAAGTTTAATGAATCAAGCAATGGCATTGGCTGGAAGTTATGCAGCAGGTCCTGGTGGAGCAGGAGCTTCAACTGGACAAAAAGCTTTTATGGATGACACATTAATGGGAGGTGTTAATCCAAGTGCCGTTGGTTCTCCCGGTGCACTAGCTGCTCAACAAGGTGCAGCAGCAACAACTAATTTAGCTGCAGGTAACTTAGCATACACTCCAGGAATGACAGGATCACAGTTTGCACAAGCTAATCCAGAACAGTATGCTTCTTTTATGAAAACTAATCCAAATGTTAAAAATACTTTTATGGATTCTTTTAGAGAAAATATTTTACAACCTGCTAACGAAGGTTTGAATAATCAGTTTAGTAAAAAAGGTTTGATGACTATAGGTGGCGCTGGTGCGACCATGGCAACAACTGATTATGCTAAGAAAAAAGAAAATGAAATGGAACAAGAGAATGCAGAACGAATGGGTTTCATTGGAGATTACTACGACGCAACAGAAGCAATGAAAGATTATTTTGTAAACCAAGAATACACATTAGAAGATGTTTATGGTAAAGGTAATGTACCAAGTTTCTTACTTGCAAACGGTGGTCGAGTTAATAAAAACATGGGCGGTATAATGAATGCTGGAAGTATTCCACAAACAATGTCTATTCCACAAGGTATGCAGTTAGACGGTAGAGGTGGCGGTTTTATACCAATGGGTGCACAAGAAAAACAAGATGACGTGCCAGCGATGTTAGCAAAAAATGAATTTGTAATGACGTCGGATGCAGTAAGAGCAGCTGGCGGTGGTAGTGTTGAAAAAGGTGCACAAAAAATGTATGACTTAATGAATCAATTAGAGGCTCAAGCATAATGGCAACATATGAAGAAATATTAGCTGATATAAACAAAGCTAGAGAAAATTTACCTAAAGAGTCCCTTAGTATTAGTGAAGGTTCTCCTGCTTATGAAGCGTTAGTTGCAGCCTATGCACCTGAGTTAGCAAAACTAGGAAAGACTCCTATACCACAAAAAGGAGCACTATTACCATCTGTTGCAGGACAAACTGATTTACAAGGTGAAGCGGCTACACTAGCAGCAAGACAAGCAGGACTCATAGGTGCCAACCAATCAATGGTTTTCAACCCTGCTACGGGAACATTTGATTTACCTGCAAATCCACAAGGAGGAATTGCGGGATATCAACAGTATTTAGATGACGCTACAACAGCACAACAAGCAGGACAAGATTTAATTATAGATCCGACAACAGGAAAAGCTAGACCTGCGGCTGGCGGTACAGCGATGACAAATGCACAAACTGCTTTTGATGCTCAACAAGCGGCAGCGGCGGCAGGACAAGGAGCAAGTGATGCGTATACACAAGCGGCAGCAGGTTATGTAGGCCCAGGTGCTTATCAGCAATTTATGTCTCCATATCAGCAAGACGTTATCGATGCGACTATGGCCGACATGAATCAGAAACTACAAGAACAACAAGCGCAACTTGGTGCAAGTGCCGGTAATGCTTTTGGTGGTGGACGATTTGGAGTTGCACAAGGACAACTAGCTTCATCTGGAGCTATCGGTCAAGCATTGGCTGGAGCGCAATTAAGACAACAAGGATTTAGTCAAGCACAACAAGCAGCAGCACAAGCATACCAACAACAAATGGGTATGGGTTCACAGGCAATGCAACAGGCACAACAAAACGCAGGTCTATACGGAGCAGCTGGACAATCTCAATTAGGATTATCGCAAGCTCAACAAGGACAGCTAGCAACTCAATTACAACAATTAGGTCAACAAGGACAAATGGCACAAGGAATGGCTACATTACAACCATCACTTGCTGCACAAAACATTGGTCAGATTGGTCAACTTGGTGCACAACAACAAGCACAAGCACAAACAATTCTAGACACTGCAAGAGCAGCAGCGAAACAACAAGCTTACGAGCCGTATGAAAGATTAAGTTTCATGGGTAGTCAGTTAACAGGATTAAAAGGTGGATACCCTGGAGCTACATATAGTGCAGCACCACAACCAGGAACTAGTCCAACTGCAGGAATCTTAGGACTACTAACAGGAGGCGCGGGCCTTGCAACGGGGATCGCGGGTATGATGAATCCTCAACCAACATTTAACTTTCCAATGGGTGGGTAATGTCTAATATATTAAAAAGAAAAATGTTTAAATTAGGTGGTGAGGTTAGTAAGTCTCACGGCGTTGGATTAACACATGGATTAAAATTTAATAAAGGTGGTAAAGTTGCTCCTGTAGGTAGTGACGTTTATCCAAAAGTTATGGGCCCCGATGGTCAAATGAGAGAAGGACATTATCTTGGAATGCTTTTTGGTCCAGCTGGAGCAATAGCTAGAAGTGGTGCAGGTCTTGCAGCAAAAGGACTTGGAAAAATTGCCCCTGAGTTTTTAAAAAAGTTTGGAAGCGGTCGTGGCGTAAAAGATTTTGTATTAAAATCATCAACTGGTTCAGCTAGACCTAGTGCAAAACAACTTGCAAGAATGACACCAGACGAAATAGCAAGAACTGTTGGTAAGTATGGTTTTGGTTCAACAGGTCGTGGAACTCAAGCATTAAGAGCCGCTCAGCTAGCTTTGGCTCCTACTGGAATTGCTGGTACAGGAATAGGCTTAGCAGGTGCAGCAGCTCAAAGAGCAGGGATACTTAATCCTATAGAAGCAGATGATGCCCCACTTACTAAATTTGGTAAGGGAACATTACAAGGATTAGCTGATTTCAATTTAGCAAATCTTGCATCAATGGGAATTCAAAAAGGTGTGGGTGTAGAAGATGCAAAAAGTTTATACGAACTAGTTGCTGGAGGAGACAAAGTTAAAAAAGTAGAGAGTATTGCTAAAACAGAACAAAAAAAAGAAGAAGAAGGTATGTCAGAAATGCAAAGTGAAGCACAAAGAAGAATGGCAGAGTACTATCAACTTCTAGGTGGTGGACAAACAAATAAAATGATGCAAGCAAGTAAAGCTTTATTAGCAGCAGCTCCATTAGTGTCTGACGGCGACTATGCAAGAGCAATGTCAGCAGCTGGTGGCGAACTAATAGGCGCACAAGAACAAGATCAAAAAATTGCACAAGAAGCGGCGTTGATGACAATACAAGAAATGAGACAAGAAGAAGCTGCTAAACAAGAAACTATTAATCAGATTATGTTAAACAACGGCATAGACTCAGCAGTAGAAGCAGAACGTGTTTACGAAGCTATGGAAAAAACAGGATCAGTATCAGCTATTAAACAATTACCTCTTAAGACAGATGGTAAACAAGATACTGCGCTAACTCAACCAGGTGTAGTTTACACAGACGTAACTAACATATCTGGATCATTGTTTGTTGTTTATAACTCAGCAGAAGAACCACTAAGAACAAACGATTACCAGGCCGCATTAGCTCACGCGGAAGAGTAACATGCTCTCTCCTTTAGCAAAATATTTAATTAAACAAGGTTTTCAAAGAGGTAAAAAGTCTTTGATAGATACTTCAGCAAAAGCTCCTTATAAAGGTAAAGCTGTTACAGAAGCAGAAAGAAGAGGGGCTAAATTCACTAAAGAAATGGATAAAGAAATGGATGAGCTCTATTCTATTGGAGTTAGAACTCCTACTTTAATGAGTAATTTATTAGGTCAAAAATTATCTACTTCTCAAATACATAGAATAATGA